GAAGCTTGTTGAATTGTACGATAAAGATTCTAAAGGTAGATTTTGTAATAGAAAGGAAGATGTTCTTCTTCCAGATCAAACCGGGTTCGGCGGTCGATTAAGGGTTTGGGAGATTCCAGAAGAAGGTGAGTCTTACTACATTGGGGCAGACGTTGCTCACGGTGTTCAGGGTGGAGATTTTTCTGTCGTTCAGGTTATCCGCATTGGTCATGCCATGGAGCCCGATGTTCAGGTAGCGGAATGGCGTGGGTGGATGAACCCTGGACCTTTTGGCCATGTGGTTTGTGCTATGGGGTATTGGTACAACGAGGCGCAAATTTCAATCGAGTGCAATGATGTTGGGCAGGCAACGAACGCAGAGGTTATGCGGATCATTCAGTATGAGAATCTCTTCCGTTGGAAGCATTACGATAAAGTCAAAAATTTCATTACTGATTTTTTTGGTTGGTTCACAAGTTCGAAGACTCGGCCGTTGATCATCTCTAAGTTTAGGGAGTACATGGATGACAATATGATTGTCATTCGAAGTGAAGATTTGATTGATGAATGCTTTGATTTCTCTTCCGCTGATGTTGGTGGTCGATTTGAAGGTCAGGATACAAACGACGATTTAGTTATGGCTTTCCAGATTTGTTTGTTTTGCGCTCACGATTCGGAGTGGGGGACGCAAGCATCCATGGCTCCGAAAAAGACTCCCGAGGAGATCCAGAGCCTCAAGAGGAGAGATTTTGCGAACAGCGACTACTCTCCGGTGTATGATGCCAATCGTCCAATGAGCCTTCTTCCATTCGAAGAAAGAGTAGCTCCAGGGGACTATTCTCTTCACAACGAAGTGTACGTAGAAGAAAACGAACGATGGAAACTATTGTGAGGTGAACGTGCCTAGTGCAATTGTTCTCAAGAGGCGTGCGATAGACAAGCGTTATTATTACAGGCATCGTAGAAGGATTTCGGTTAGGAAAAGTCGCAAGTGGTACAGCCTTACATTGGAGCAGCGACAAAAATTAGCAGAGCGCAGTCGTAGGTGGTTTCAAAGACTTACGCTTAAAGAAAAATTAGAGCATTCAAGGGCCTGCGTTGCATACACTAGAAAGAAGAGACGTTCATTGAGAAGGCTTGCTATTAAGAAACTTGGAAGTCGTTGCGCAAATCCTCGCTGTATGTGGATAAACAAAGATGGATCTCGTGGCTGACAGGAGGTGTCTTCAAGTAGACCATGTTTTCGGTGGTGGTAAGAAGGAATATAAAAAGAGGGCTACTATAAGGTTTTATCAAAATGTTATCAATGATTTAAGGGGTAGATATCAGTGTCTTTGCGCCAATTGCAATTGGATTAAAAGGGCGCTTAGGAAGGAAAGTCTCTTTATATGATGTCGGATATTTGCTGCCCCACTTGTTTAATTTCTGGAGCCACGAATATGCTGATGACGGGGACTGGGGTTCACGGTCTTCGTTGTTCTCAAGGGCATATTTTCACTGATACAGAAGAGCTTTTAGCCGGCAACCCGAAGAGGATTGCTCCCCCTACACAAGCCCCCAAGATTCAGCCGGGTACTTCGGAGTTCGTTGTCAGAATCCCTAACGGGTTAATAGAATTGCTTGGCAAGAGGTTCGGACAAAAGCTAGATTCTTCTGTAGGCGCTCTCCTTGGGGTAATGGTCGATCCCAATGCGTTTGTAGTGGTTGGCGAGGATGCACGGCGGCTGCAGGAGATGTTTGGGAAGAAGGTTCCCAGCGCCGACGTTCTTGTTGGGAGTGTTTACGACCTTAGAGCAGATCGAGACCAGTGGCGCCAGAAAGCAGAGCAGTCGTCACAGAAGGCAGGGAATTCTGAAAGTTTGCCATCGGATGATCAGAGCGGAGATTATGTTCAAATCTCAATTCGGATCGGGATGGATACTTTCTTGGTTGTTCGGGAGAAAGCGAAATTCAATAACCTAAATGCTTCCCAATACATTCAACAGATTCTCGCAACCGCTATGGAACATGATTGGTTATGATTAAGGAGATTTAATGGGAAGTTTTTTTTCATCGTTGGTTCCTAAGTATGGCGTCGATCCTAAGACGTCTTCAGAGGATTACTGGCCAAGTGCTGAAAGCGGTTATGAAGCTCGAACAAAACTTTGGTTAGAAGCTGCGTTTGAAGAAGCCAAACTTGAGCATGGCCAGAACGAGGGGATCCAAAAAGTTACAAAGTACATCGACTACATCATCGGCAAGCAGTGGCCTTCAGGTCGACCAAGCTACAAAGCCTCTCCAATTAACAATCGAGTCTGGAAACTTCTATGGGAGCTTGTGGGGCTTTTAACGGATATTCGTCCGGTATTTGAGGTTCGTTCGACCGCTGACAAGAAGTATGACGAGCACGCCAAGATTCTGAACATGACGACAAGGGCATGGTGGCTTGATTCCGATGCGGATTTGAAGTTGGCGTTTTGCATCATTTACGCCATTTTGTCTACTGGCTACGGGAAGCTTCAGTGGAATGAGGATCTTCAGAATGGTGAGGGAGACCTTGAACTAATTCCTCTCGGTCCAAACGATGTTTTGACTTTGAAACCCAAGTACGATCTTCAGTCTTCTCAAGCTGTGATTTATCAGACAGTTCAACCGTTGGGGTTCTTCAAGCGCAAGTTTCCCAAGAGAGGGTATCTCGTTACTGCGGATTCCAATTATTCTAAGTTTTCTTCTGTTCCGGATCGGCCGGGTCACATGTCGTCGATGCTTTACGACAGCTTGAGCCCAGCGATGAAGCGGGTAGTTGGAAACCCTATCAAAACGCAGAACAGTACTTATCCAGAGGCTTTGTATCGAGAGTTCTGGATCCAGGATTACACCTACAACACGTCGAATGCGACTGTGAAGATGGGTAGGCAGGGAACGAATTGGTGCTACGACGTATTGCCGGGGAAGCGTTTTTATCCCCGTGGTCGTCTTTTGATGATGGGTGGAGAGCACATCATGGACGACGTTCCGAATCCCTATTGGCACGGCAAGTATCCATTCGGCATGTTGCGAATGAATGCGGTGCCCTGGCAGATTCTTGGATTGAGCGATCTGGATTCCATGATTCAGCTTCAGGACATCATCAACAATATTTTGGCCGGCGTAATCGACATGATCAAGAAGGCCACCAACCCAGGATTCTTTGCTCCGAAGAACGCTTTCAACGAAGCGCAGTGGGAGTCGATGGATTGGGGAATGCCGGGAATGAAGGCAGCGTATAGCCCGGTATCTTCTCAGAAGCCGGATTTTACTCAGGCGCCGCAGCTTCCAAGCTATGTCATGCAAATGATGCAGTTGGCAGCGCGTGAAATGGATTCGACTTCTGGAGCGGCAGCTGTAAGCCAAGCGGCTAATAAGAAGCAGGTTCCTAGTGGAGACTCCCTAGATCGAATTAAGGAGGCTCAACAGACTCCGATCCGTTTGAAGGGTCGGAACATCGAAGTGTTTTTGCGGGATCTTGGTTCGCAGCAAATCTCAAACATTTTTCAGTTCTACACTTTGAAGCGCAGGATGTATTTGCTTGGTGAGAAGGGAAAGACTTTTGAGGATTTTGATTGGGATCCAAATACGATGATTCCTGCCGGCACTCGTGCGGAGGACCATGCACGGCGTTTTAAGTTTATGATTCAGCCGGATTCCTTGCTCAATGCGAAGCGTGTTGAGAAGGCAATGATTTACATGAATTTGCGTAAGGGTGGGGATATGGACCGCAAACATTTGTTTGAAGCTTTGGATATTGATGTGTCTACGGAAGAAGTGGAAAAGGAATTGAAGAGAGAAGCGAAGGAAGGCGTTCCGATGCATCCCCCTAAAGGGAAGCAACCTGCAGGTCCGGTAGTGAAATGATTCCACTTTTGAAAACTGTTGAAGGTCAAGATGAGCAGCAAACTATTGTTGTACCGCCTGAAGTAATCAAGGCGTTTCGATATTTTTTGATTGATGAAAAACCATCAGGATCCTTAACAATCAACTTCAAAAATGGTGGGGTTGCTGGGGTAGAAACCAATACGAAGAAGATCCTCAAGTGAATCCTTGACAAGAGGATAGGAGAAAGTCGTAAACTCACGTCGAACAGATATTGGCCTCAGACGTTAGCTTCTTGTATTTTGAGACATGGCTAACAGTTGGCTCGCAGGGAAATTTCCTTGTGAGCCATTTTTTTGAAAGGAGGATAAAATGCGTGGTCATTCGAAGGGTCAATCAAATTTCAAAATTGGAAAGAAGCAGCGTGGTCTTGAAAAGCCTGGGAAGCGCAAACTTGTCAAGGGTCGTGGACGTAAAGCGAGGTACTAATGGCTGACGGCAAAGCTACGGGGTTTGGCCGGCAGGATCCCACAGAAGAGCGCAGTCCGAGTGTTTCTAGAAAGCCTGCTGCACAACGGCCAGAACCAAAGCGAGAAGAGATGCCTGTTCGGAATTACAAGAAGGCTCGATACGAAAACAGGCGAGTGACGACGAGGACGTAATGCCGGATCGAGACACCTTCGAAAAAATCGGCCGTGAGCTAAAAGATAACCCTCCAAGAGTTTTGGCTAAGACGAGGAAGAAGAAGGGCCGAAAGCAGGCTGAGAAGCAACGTAGGGCGATTTTACTTTCGAAAGCACGACGGGCGGGAGCCCGAACTTAGGAGGAAGCCATGGCCGTTAAGCGAGAGAAAGCAGAAACAAGAGAAGGGCACGGCGACAGTAGCAAAGTAGAGGGCATTTCCAAGGGAACTTTTATGCAGGTTGGATCTGTTGTTCCCGTGTCTCAAAAGGGCATTAGCGTGAACCAGAAGACGGGTCACGAAGGCTCTGGGCGCGAAGGAGCATAGTCCCAATTGGGACTCTTTAAATGGGTGGATTCCAAGGTACGAGATTAGATTCCCCGCCTCCGTCGCCTCCAGATGTCGGAGCGCAGACGGGGGCATCTCCATTTTCGGGCATGGGCTCGATGATCGGGGACAAGTTGAAAAAGGGCGGGGAAGACGGCCCGCCTTCGAGCACTCATCCTCAGGGTGCAGTTCTTGCGATGCTGGAAGCAATCAAAAAGGCAGCGCAACAAATGTCAAAAATTGAATCGGGCATGGCGCCGTATGTCAACCGGGCTCTTTCTATTTTGGAGCAAGGTGTTGGCGATGTGGTTGCCAAGAAGAAGCCGGGGGCCGGTGCTCCTGAAGCTGATGCTGCTCCAATGGAAATGCCGGGTGGTGAAGGTTCAAAGGCTCCGACTGAAGGTGGAGGATTTCCTGGTTGATGGTAGTTTTTAAATCCGCAGTCCCACGCAGCCGCATAGCGGAAGTGGGAAAGGAGAATGCATCATGGCTCTAAGCAAGGCACTTGAAGAGTTGTTGGCGACAATCGAGGATCCAAAGGATCGGGAAGAACAGAGAAAACTATTAGAAAAATATACGGTTCTTCAAGAGAGGAACGAAGGGTATTTGCGGCAAAGCGATTACGACCGCAAGATGAACGATTCGAAAGATGAACGAAAGCGTGAACAGGAATCTTTAGAAGCTGCAAAAGCTCGTGCTGAGAAGTTGCAGAAGTGGGCCGATGAAAATGTTCCGAAGCACAATAAGATGTTGGAGGAATACAGCACCCTAACCAAAAAGAACGAAGAACTTGAGGAAGCGGTGGCTACAGCGGCAACTGGCGGTGGCGGTGGTGGTGGAGGAGAAGTGGACGAAGCGAAATTGAGGGCCAAGGTTTTGGAAGAAATTGGTAAGCGCGGTTATGTTTCCCAAGCCGAAGTTATTAGGATTGCCACTGAAGAAGCAAAGAAGCTTGCTGCTGAGGAACGAGCTTCTTTCTTTAAAGATACTCTTCCTATGTCCATGGAATACGGCATGAAGATGAACGATTACTCCTACGATTACCGGGAGGAATTTGGAAAGAAATTTGATCGTATTGCCTTCGCAAAGTTCGTCACTGAAAAGAAAATGAACGATCTTGATGAAGCTTACAAGTTGTTTGTGGGCGACATGAGGACCGAGAAAACAATCACTACTGAAACTGAAAAGCGAGTGAAGGACGAACTTTCAAAACGTAATCTTCCGGGTTCTGGCGCTGCACCTGCGGCAGATCAAATGGGTCATCTTGAAGCTCGACGTAGGGGGCCTGGAGATGGTTTGCCGGCAGATGCAACAATTTCGCAGGCTGCGATGGCAGCAGCAGCGGAGCTGCGTTCGGAAGGCAAGGCTTAATTTTTACCTGCAAGGTTCCACGGAAGGTTCATACCGCAGCCGGGGCCGCAGGGATAGACGCAAAGACGGGAAGTCAATAAGACGCAGCCTGTCCTAGCGAGCAGTGGAAGTAAAAATCTATCTCTAAAGAAAGGGGATTGAACCTGTGACTCTTTTGTATGACGATATTAGTAGCAAGACAAACAAGTTCATCGTCCCTCGGCTTGTAGATAATGTCTACAAATCTTCCCCGGTCCTGACTCGTCTTCGGACGAACAACATGGAACGGTTCGAGGGCGGGACTTCGATCAAGCATCCGATCATGTATGCGGAGTTGAAGGGCGGTGCGTTCACTCGCGGTGGCACTTTCGACATCAGCTATGTCCAGTCGGACACAGCGTTGGAAGTGAACATCAAGTACTACTACGTGAACGCAACTTTGTTCGGAACGGATAACGTTCTGAACCGTGGTCCGGAAGCAGCCATGAGCTACGTCGAGACGAAGTTGGTCAACGCGGCTGGCAAGATGGCAAAGCTTTTGGGAACCGATCTTTTCCTTGACGGCACAGGTGTAAATAGCTCCATCATCCAACTCGATGGAATGCAGGAAGCTTTGGATGACGGGACGACCTACACGTCTTATGCCGGAATCACGCGCACGGACATTGCAACCGGCGCCAACGTCGGCATCAACGGCTACAAGGCCGCGCTCGCAACGCTGTCTCTCTCTGGTGTTCAGACGGCTTACGGATCGACGTGGTTCGGAAACGAGCACGTTGACCTTATTCCTACCACGCAGCCGGTTTGGGATATTCTCTGGAACAAAATTCAGCCGCAACAGCGGTTCCTGGAAGAGTCTTCGGACGTTGCGAAGATTGGCTTCCAGTCGCTCCGCTACAACGGCGCCTCCATCGTTGTCGACCAATACGCGCCGACCGGCGTGATGTGGTTCCTGAACACCAAATACATCCAGTTCTGGATTTCCACTCTTCCGAAGTACCAGTTCGGTTTTACGGGCTGGAAGGAAGCGCAGAACACGGATGATGTCGCCGGCCAATATTTGTTCGGCGGAAACCTTCTGTTCGTTGCACCTCGCTTGAACGGACAGATCACAGGAATTACGGGATAAGGGAGAAAACTGAACATGTCTACATTTCCTTTCATTCCTACTCCAGAAATTTTCACTGGCAATGTGTTGACGATCAACGATCCGTACAACGCGAATAACCCTAACAACGGCGCTCGCATGTTGCTCGGAACTCGGTTCTATCAGGTGGACTCTTCGGGCCGCTTGCTGAAGTATCGGTATGTCCGCTACAACCCGACCGCCGCTGTAACTTTGACGGCGAACACGAACGTTCCAGGGGTCGTCTACTGGAAAGACAACACGTTTGGGGTTGTTACGCCGACTGCTTCAGAAGGCATCACCACGAAGATCAATCAGGTTGCCGGGTACCTGCTCAATGCCAGCGTAACTGCCGGGAACTTCACCCTCATTCAAGTTGCTGGTTACTTGGCCAACGCTGTTGTTGCCGCGTCTACGGCGATTGATGACGTTCAGGTTGGGTTGATCACAACTCCTTTGATCACTGGCAGGGTTGCCAGCGGAGTCGCTCTCACTTCACGAGCGGTTGCCGTGGCTCTTGCGGCGATTTCAACCAACCAAGCCCCTGTCCTCGTTTGCATCGAGGACGTTTAGAAAGGGACATGACCAATGGCCGCACCGACACTAGCTAAAGTAGCTGACTCTGAAGTTGTTTTTGGAAACAAGCGCACGGTCCAATATCTGTATACGGGCAATGCTGCGTATACGGTTGGTGGAGATGCAATGTCAGGCTTTGTTCCTCTCAGGAACATTGCTGGCGTTGATCAGCTTGGACAAAACACTGCTGGAATTGGTGTTACTCCGGTCTGGAATTTTCAGACTCAAAAACTTCAGTTAATTTCTAGTTCAACTGGAGCGGAATTTTCCGGCAACGCTTCCACTTTTCAATACACGCTTCTGTTTATCAGTGGCGATGATTAAAAAAT